ACATCTCTTAAAATCATTCTCTTCGTCTTGATAATTACTAGTTACATACCACAATAAAGGGTATTTAATAGCTTGTATATTATCCATTTCAACAGACCACTTAATTAGCTCCTCGTGGTTACCGTAGTGAAACTGTACCTTTTGAGTTGCTAACTGCTTAACGTCGTTTATATCATAGAAATAAGTATCTACTTCTAAACCATCAAACAACCTTTTAAATGCTTCACCTATAATCATATACCAAATTGGTTTTTAATTGTGTAAAGCTTGCAAGGTGCATCTGTGTAATCGTCTTCATTGTCTTTTAAGAACGTAACAAGTGATACATAATTGCTTTCTGAGTCGTTATACCAATCCGTAAACTTTACACCATTCACAAAGCTTACGTTTGCGTGTGTGTAATTGTATTTAGATTGATTCATATTAACGAACTCATTCCAAATCTCAGTGACTTTCTGCGTAGAGTCTACGTTTTCACCACCTTTAGATTTTCCAACAACTTCGCCAAAACTTGTGGTATTAGATATATTATCAACTAACCATTCATAATATGAAAAATAAGCCAGTATAGATGTTTTAAAAGCTCCTTCTGAATACGTTAAACCGTTCCAAGCCTTCTCAACGTTGTTTTTAGTGTATTCAACACCGTTAACAAGGTTAAGCCACTTTTGAGGCGCTGCATTATCTAAAACACCGTTGGTAACGTAGCTGTCTAATTCTTTAAACAGTACGTTACCTAGTGCGTTTTTAAGGAACATACGAGGCGCACCATCAGCAAATATTTCTATCTTGTCAGGCTCTCCATTAGCGGAAAGTCCTGACGAAGTAGGAATAGTTAGTTGTCTTTGGTAATAGTCTCGTGTGTGTAAATACATCTATTATTTCTTTAAATCCTTAACGGTTCTGTTTAAGTTCTCAACCTTTTCTAGTTCCACTTTAACCTCTTTAGCTAATTTCTTAGCCACTATCTTGCTACCGTGTATTTTGTGAACTACTTTAGTTTTACCTTCAAATAAAGATCCTTTTAAGCCTTCAATAGCCATGTAGTCGCTTTCTTTAAATGTGATAACTTCAACCTTGTCGTCTTTACCTTTGGTTTCTTTTAATTTTACTGACATTTTATATACTTTTTAAATTGTTAATATTAAGGCGTTACTGGTAATAATAATGCAGCTTTAACTGTATCTAAATCTAATTCTAAGAACCCAACCATGTCACGCTCTGCGATTTGTAAGATAGAAAATACTTCTCCAATTGCTGTATATTCATTTTCAATTAACTGATCACCGTACTGACCTGTCCTAAGGATAAAGTCTGAATGTTGCTCTCTGTATAACCTTGACTCACCAACGTAGGCCGTACCTTGTGTAATAGAGTTATTAGTAACTAAACGCATACCGTTCAACGTACCTGAAGTAATGTTAATATATGGTGCTGCTTTTAAGTTTCCATCTGTATCTTGTTGAAACATTGTTGCTACAACATCTGAAGGATTCATAATAACTACATCAGGCTCGTAGTTTAAAGACTGTAACTGTGATTGGCCAGCGATAATTGCTAATCCATTGTCAGGAGCTACAAAAGTGTCATCTAATACAGAACTAACATAAGCCGAAGCGTTAGTACTAATTTCAGCTAATAAACCAGCTTGCCATACTCTAATCACATCTTCTTCAAACATCATTAAGATTTCTCTGTAAAGTGCTTCGAAGTCCATTACAAATTCCTCAGTCCATTCGATACGACCTGCATACTTAACTCTATCCGTAGTAGTTCTTACAAATTTGTATTGAGTTAGTGGCTTAACAGCTCCCTCTACGGTTAATGCTGCTGCCCCTTCCGTTGCTGCTTGCTCTTTTCTGATTCTTTGTGCTGGCACATTAGATACCTGAATGTTTGGGATAACGTTTAATAAGAAGTTATCTGGGTATCTAATTTTAGCGATATCACTATCAACTAAGAAATTATCTGTAACAGGATAGTCTAAACTAGCGTCATTCGTTACTGTGTTGTTTGTCATGTGAACCGCAGCAGCCTTAAACGTGATCTCGAAAGGTCTTTCGTTCTTGATAGCTTTTACGATATCAGCGTGATTGTCCTCTACTGCTTTTCTTAAATTGTACTTTTCGAAGTCGTTTAACTTTCGTGTTGACTTCTCTTTAATAACATTTAACTGTTCTTGTAAATCTGACATCTCTAATTTTTGAGCGTCTGTTACGTCTTTGTTTGCTTCAATTAAAGCGTTTAATTCTGATTTGATTGCGTCAATTCCTTCTTTTGTGGGTGCGTCTGCAAACTTTGTCTTTAATGCCTCAATTCCTTGATTGATTTCCTGAGCCATTTCTTCTGGTGTTTTTGCCATCTTTTAAAATTTAATATTTGTTAATAATTGTGTTAATTGAAGTGATTTCTCGGCTTCGGTATCAAGTGACTCAAGGTCGGCTTGTTTATTTTCTCCCATCGTTGGGGTTAATTCATTACTTCCTAATAGTACCGCGCTAATCTCAATTAGTTTCGCTTCTCTTACCAACCAAAAGAAACCCTTTTCAGTAACTCTGTCAACGTTTCCTATCTTATCTATGTTGTCGTTCCATACTTTAAATTCACCCTCGTAGCTGTCATCATTTACCGCTAAGTCTATCTTGACATATTGCATACCTACTGAATGTTGATTAATACGGTTTGATTTGTACTCGTTAAATATCTGAGCGTTATAATCCTTTCTTATTTCGGTGTCCATAAATAAAGCTTCAGTAGTTCCGCTCTTATCCACGTTTAAATCCTTCCACGCTACAGATTCCTCATAAGTTCTTATTGGTTCACCGACTTTAGACGTTATCTTAAACTCGTGATCGTGTAAATGAAAAGCTTTATTTTCCTTAATAGATTTAGCGAAGCAGCCTTTTCCATGCACGTCGTCGTGACTATCCATCCAATAATAAGTATTACCTACAATCGTACGCTCTAATGCGTCATCACCATCTTTAAATACTGATTTGCCAGCTAACGAATTAACGCTTTTAGACATCTTATTCAGACCACCGCTCACAAACTTAGTAGCACCTTTTTTGATTGCTATTAATTCTGCTTTCTGTTCTACTAATTCTTTGATACTCATTTTTTAACTATTTTATTATCTGATAAGCTTTTCAGTTTAGTCTTTAGTGATTCTTTTAACCCTGTGTTACTTGACTCTCTCAACTTCTTTATTAGCTCGTCGTTTTCGCTTAGTTTATTAATCATTACTTATCAATATTTTAACACGTTCTTTTAGTTCTGCTTCATCAATTGCACCCATCTGTAAAGCTAAGTTTAAATTATTCATTTCCCTACCTATAGACTCTTGTTTTTGTTTCTTCCTAACTTGCATAAACGACAAATGATTGTAATCTAATACTAAATCAATGTTTTTATCTTGGTAACCAAACAAAGACTCTAAGCCATTCATTAAGTCATTACCTTTAGTCTTTAATACTTCGTCTACAAAGTCCGCCTTAGCTTCTTTCTTGTCTTCTCCAAATACCCCTGTAGTTTCTAAACTCTCTATTATAGCCTTTGGGTGTCCGTATATCTTTGATATTTTAAACACGTCCTCGTTGTATGCTTTATCTAACTTTAAGTTATCTATGTTATCTACAAATCGACTTATATCAACAGGAGACTTTAACACATGTACGCTTTCAGATCCTTTTAACTTATTCTTAGCATCGTCTTTCTCGCCTTCTGCCATTGGTAAGTTATTTACTCCTACACCTGTACCCTTTTGTTTAGATACAATAAACTTACCTGCAAAATCTAAGTTGTTATATTTACTATCTAACGAAGCGTCTGAGTTGCGTATAACCTTTAATAAAGAGTCTAACGTTGAATTACCTTTGTACCAGTTACCCAATCCATTAGATAAGTCAAAGAACGGCTTTATTTCAGCTAATGTATAACTGTTTGTCGTTCCGTCTAAGTTTCTATACTTAACAGTCATCTTCTCCAGTTCAGAAATAGACGCCTTACTTATTACTATTTTATCTAACTTCTTTAATAGAGCATCATCCCAAATTAACTGAGCAGGATTCAACCAATACAAAGAAGTATTATCTTTAATTATCTTTGATGTTGTATGTAAGTATGCAGTCCCTAGCATATTCCAAAACATATAATCCCATAGAAACTGTCTATTAGATTGAAACGGGTTAGGGTGTTTAAGTAGGCTCACTAATTGATCGTTAGGCAATTCTTTACCGTTACGCATTGCAACAATATTACCCAAAGAAAACATATCACATTGATACTTAATAACTGTAAGTACTGCTGGATTAGATAACACAGCGTTTAACTTCTCCCGCTCACTCTTGAAACCTCCGCCTGAAGCAGTAGTACTATTGAATAACTCATAGAACCAACCCCCAGAGCTATCACGTTCAACGTGTTGTATGTTTGTGTTAAACGGATTATAACTCAATTTCTGTCTGTATTATTTTATTACTCCAATTCTTTAACAGTATCACAAACGCACAAAAGCACGACCATAAGATTAACGGTGTGCTTAGTGTTATTAATAGTCTATTGACTAGATAATTCGATACTGTTTTTAATCTCATATACGCAAAGATATAAAAAAAACCTATACAAACAATATTTATTATCAATTATTTTTATAGTTGCTATAGATTAAACTGTTCCGCATGTCTTCTTCCGTACCTAATTGGATCAATAATATCATCATAAGCCTTTATTACTTCATCGTCAACCACTCCAAGCCTATCGTTAGCATAACTGTAATTCTTAAACTCTAAATCAATCCCGTTACTTTCTTCTGTGTAAACTACATTAGTAGACTGCAGCAGTGTAATACCAGCCATAACTGAACCTTTAGGTTTATCAATACCGTATGCGTACTCCCAACCGTAAGACTGTAATAATACAATATTATCTGGATTAGCGCTATCACATACAACATAAGCGTCTTTTGGTATTCCTAACTTATTAAACGTGTGTATAATAATACCTCCGTAATTGTTTATCGTTGCTAATTCATCAGTAGTCAACTGTGCTAATAATTCGTTTTCACTGTAGTAATTCCTTTGGTGACAGTATAATATGTTTTTGTAACTATCGTATTTAAGCTCTACTATTCCGAACTTGTGATTTTTACCCCAGTCAACACCGTAAAACGATGGTAAAGGTATTGAGATAAAGTCTGCGTATGTGTTACGAGTCCAAGTATTAAAGATTCTTCCTTCAACAGCTTCAGTCCATCCACCCATTACAACCTGTTCATACTTGTCAGGATCGTTTATCTTTAACTGTTGGTAATATGCTACTACATTATCTGCTAAGTACTCACGTTCAACATCTAAATAACTTGTATGTATATAACAAACGTTTTGCTTTATGACGTTAGCTCCTGCGTCTACGTTCCTACCTGTAAAGAAGTGCCTATAAATCCAATGGTGCACACTAGCAGGGTTTAAAATAAGTATAGTAAGGTTTCTTTTGTCTTTACTTCTAATAGATAAAAACACTTTCTCGAATGTTTCATAGTCTGGTAGTTCTTCCGCTTCATCTACTACAAAGCAATTGAAACCAAACAAAGATTTTAGATTTGCTGTTTGCTGCTTGCTACCTGTTTTAATTCCTTTAAAGGCTATTCTATTACAGTTGTTCTCTATGTGTGCATTTGTAGAGTTTACGTAATTAGTAAGCCCTAGTAGTTCAATCTTATCGTCTACTTCTGGCTTAATACTGTCTACTATAGACACATTAGTAAAACGAGTATATAATACATTCCAATAATGATAAGCTAATGCCATTAAACTAAAGCAGGATATAACAAACGACTTAGCAGATCCACGCCCACCAGTTACTATAATAGTATCTACTTCTGGATGCTTCCCTGCTAGTATATCAAATAAAGGTTTGTATTTCTTGCTAAATTTAATCTTCATTGTCTGTATCTATAAAAACTATTGTTGGCGGCTTGTTATCAATCGGCTTATCTCCACTTGTTAAATCAGACCTATCAGTCCATTTGTAATTACTCTTTAAGTTAACTATAGCCATTGCTGTGTTTATTTTCCCCATTTTTCCGTGTGAAAAACAGTTAGCTTCTAAGTTACTCATTATGCTTTTATGTGTTCCGCTCAACTCTGAAAACTTATCTTTTAAGTAAGTGAATATTTCCCTATAAGTATCTAGCTCTTTTGCTATCTCACCTATGAAATCATATTTATTACCTTTAGATAGCTCGTAAGCGGAATTAAAAAGCTTCTCTGCTTCTTCTAGAGTCCACTTTTCAGCGTTCTTATTATTATCTAATCCTTCGTATGCCATTGTATTGTTATTTAATCATTAATAATATAGTAACTACAGAGACTAAAGCAATAGCGAAAACATAATAGAAACTAATTAATCTAACTTTCACTTCCAAGTCTTTGCTTTTAATCTTTTCTATTGCATCATCAAACGCTTTAATTTCATCATGGTTTTTCATCACGAGACCCGTAATGTAACTTATTATATATTCTTTATTCTCTAAGTCGCACGACTTTATTACTTCTGCCGTATCTAAAAGACTAATAGTGTGTTTTCTTATCTCTTTAATAGTTCTGTTGCTCATTGTGTTAATCTTTTATTATTGTTTTGTTTACTATAGGTTTTATTTATAGCTATTCTTATCGTAACCTTTCATCCAAAGCACTAAGCCTATAGCGGCTGCTACGTGATTTATCGCAATCAAACAAAATAAGACTTCATTATCTTTAGGTTTCAATTCTCCGTTATACACTGCATTATACACAGCCCATAGTATTACTATTATTAAATATGCTCTTTTCATAATTATCTTCTTACTATTGTTTTTTCACTTAATCTTTTTCTTCTCTTGCTTTTACTTGGTTTTACTTGGTTTACTTTCTCTTATTGGTTCTGAGTAGTATTTATATCCTGTTATTGGATCTGGTAAAGGGAATATCATTATACATGTTTTCATAGTTTTAGTTTTTATTGTGTATCGCAATATACGATAATTAAATTAATATTTTGTATAATAACCATGTATAAAAGCTTATAGCGATTATGTATAGCAACTTTTCAGGATAAACACTTTTAAAAAAAGCGTGCTCTTCTTTTGTAACCCTATCGTCAGCTGTTGAAAGCCACTCCATGACGCCTACTCGCTTTATAGTTATATACGTAACATATATACCAGCTATAAGTATAAACGGTAAATTAGGTAGTAGTATTATGCGGCCTAATATATTTGCTAATGTTTTCATCTGTACCTGTTTTTATTTTTACCTTTAGGCTCTCTATAATCACCAGCATCGTCTAGTTTTTTTGCTATCAAATACGCTATTCCAATTGTTATTGCTGTAAACATATATTTTCATTTGTTATTATATAATTCGTTTGCTTTTTCTATTGCTGCTGCTTGTGCTTCTGGTCGTGTTTTCTTTTTAGCTGTAAGTAGTGATTCTTCGTAAGTTTCCTTAATTAAGCTTTTTTGATTAATATCTTTTATATTGAACCAATAAAAAGTCTCTTTTATATTTCCGAATGACCTCCAAGAGTCGTTTCCTATAAAATACCCAACACTATCAAACCATTTTTGATATACTCCGAATTTAGCTTCGTTTGGTAGGTTGTCGAATACGTCAGAATAATAAACATTATCAGTAGAATCTGTTGTGTATAAACTAATAATAACCTTTTTAGACTCTTCTGTGTTATCAAACCACTTATTAAAATCCTTCTCTGCTTGTCCTGTTAGTTTCATTTGTTGTATAATTCTATTAAATTAATAACGTCTAGTACTGTAATGCATTTATACGCTTCCTCGTCTTCTATTTTTATATTAAACCTAAGCTCTATTTCCATTAAAATCTCTATAGCGTCTAAACTATCTACTCCTAAGTCATCATTAAGATGTGCACCATCTTTTATATCTTCTAAATAAAAACCAAGTTTATCAGCTAAATATTTTTTTGTTTCTCTTATTTGTTTTCCTGTTAGTTTCATAATGTTTATTTGTTTTGTTTTAAAAATGCTTCCACTTGTTCTTTATGCGTTTGATGTTTACCGCTGTATTCTTTCCATTCAGCAAAGGCGATTAACTGCTCTTTTCTGTATTTTTTTATAAAGTTAACTGCTTCATTAAAAATATAAGGATCGCCTTTATCTAACTTTTCGTCTAAATAAATACTTAGTTTCTCTCTAATATCTTTTTTAATATTCATTGTTTATTTGTTTTAGTTAAAAAGCCACGCATAATATACACATGGCTTTATGTTCGCCTGTCTTACCTCCTATAGACTAAAGCTTGAATACTACAATTTAGTGATAATTTCTTTAATATACAAGTGTTTAAGCTGATTTTAAAAATCTACAACAGAAATAACCACTAACACCGTTTAAGAATACAACTTCATCTCCTGAAGAGCTTATAAAAGAATCTTCTCTACATGTGAAAACTTTATCTTTGTTAAAACTAGCCTCGTAACAGTTATGCATTACGACTTTATCACCTCCTTTTAAATTTTTCATAGTTTAAATGTCATTTAACTTATTCATTACTCTAGTATAATACTCTTGATTAGTCATGTCAAAGTATTCGTGATCGCTTGCTGGTAATGTGCTTAATAGTTTTAGTGTGTTGTTTACGTCTATCTTAGCGCATTGTATTGCAACTTTACCGTATCTACTTGTATATCTTTCTCTTAATAAGCACACCTCTTGCGCGTATCTATTCACTAAATCAATAGCGTAGTCTTCTGGTGTTTGTTTATTCATCTTTTAAGTTTTTTCTTTTAATTAATAAAAACCCTATCTCTTCGCTACATCCGTTTATAATCATTTTTTTAGGAAAAGGATCTAAATTAGATAAAATAGTTTGGTTTATTATTTGCCTCTCTATTTTAATTTTATCGTCTATTTGTTTTTTATTCATCTTGTTTTAGTTTTTATTGTCCCTTATTTAGTTTTTATTTGGGACAGTTTTAAATAGATTCTATTCTCTAATAGCGATAACCAAGTATAATAAAAAGGCGGTTTGATTATTTTTAAGTGATATTTTGGGTTTTTAATATGTCTTTTTTTCGCTTCTAAAAGATCGTTTAAATCCATGTCATTAATCTTTTTTTTTGTTTTGTAGTAACTCATAATAATAGTTTTACACCTTATCGGTGGTGATTATTGTTTATTTTAATTGTTTATACCTTTATGGGTGTTAGTAAACTAATCTTATTATCTTGTTAGCCGTAATTAATTGATTCTAAATAATTATCCACTTTATATTCTGTTGTTCTAAACTTATAGTTATCTATATTGTAGCAGTGGTCAACGCAATCAATTAACAGTTCACGTTGTTGGTTGACAATGTGTATAGATAATTTTTTAACTATCTCTTCTGCTAATTCCTTTCTTTGGTCTTTACTTGTTACGTCTATAACACAAACCTCTTCATTATAATCATCTGTGGTTTCGTAACTATTGTCTTTTAGTATTTTATTAATTTCTTTAATCATGTTTATTGTTTAAGTTATTAAATTGTCGCCCCATTCTCAGATATAACAAAATACAATATAAATACACTACCATCTTTACGCTTCCAATACTCTACTATCTCATTATTTCCGTTACTTTCGTTTCTAACCACGATAAACTTGTAAATGTAAATATCTTTATCAGCAGCAGGATCCACAATGTTATTAACGTAGTTGTTTTCGTTTATGTAATACCTTCCTTCTTGGTGATGGAAACTAACCGCCTGTAGCGTATAATCTTTGTTTGATAATATACCCGTAGCTTTGTCATAGTTAAGCCTTAAAACCTCTTTATGAGATTGAGAGTAAGTATTGATTGATAATAAAAGTAATAATGTAATTGTTAAATTTTTCATGTTGTTTGTTTTAATTGTTTATACCTTTACGGGGGTTATATGAACTAATCTTATTATCTTGTTAGCAGTAATTAAGGCTTTACCAAAACTACCATTCCAAAATCATCATCAGTTATGCAAGTTTCCATTCTTGTATGCAAGGGCATTGCGTCTGTACAGTCACGTAAAAACCCCAAAGTAATACGTCCGCTACTACTAAACCCTTTTGTTATTACTACATTAAAAACATCTTCTGTTATTAATTTACACGTTTTTACTTCTCCGTATTTACTAAGTTTCTCAGTTAAATTCATTGTTTATTTATAATAAGTTTGTGCGTGTTATTTAAGGCAAACTACGCATAACCTAAATTCATGTTATTAAATCGTCGTTTATTTTTTAAGTTATTGTTCCCTACAAAGATAATGCTTTTTTTAACGTGTGCAATATTATTACTGAAATAATTTATTTATTTATGTTTTTACAATTTATTCCCATGATTATCGCTTAAATCAAAATCAAACAATATGGTGATAACCCCATTATCTCCGTTAAAGTTATTTACGCCTAGACAGTTTTTTGTAAATATTCTTCTATCATTGTTTTTATCATTAGTTGATATATCAATACTAGCGGTTACTTTAAAGTTTTCTCCTTTTAATAATTCTATAGCTAATTCGTGAGATGTCATAATCTTATTTATTTATCAAATTTATTAATTATTCTGTTTACTTCAAATGCTACCCACTTACATATTTGATCCTCTTTTACTTCTGTATTTATAGCTTCGGTTAGTTCTTCTGGATATTCTTCTATTATCTTAGCACTACGCTCCTGCATTAAAGTCATATTAAGCATGTCTTTTGTCTCTAATGGGTACTTTGTAATCCCTATTGAGTTAAATTTCATCATTGGAATCTGCTCTTTTAGTGTCATGGTCCAATCGTAAACAGATTTACTTAATATATCGTCGATTGATTTTAAGGCCATTTCCGACGTGTAAAGATTAGTAGAGCACATAAGTATAAACTGATGGATGAAAAGCTTTGCAAGGCTCTCATTTTGGCTTAGAACGTGACTCTCTTGCTGTTCTTTGTAGTCAAGTATTGCGTTATATGCTTTTATGTCTGTTGGTGTTGGCTTCCAACTGTTGGTTAGCTTGTATTTAAAATGGCTTAATGCTTTGTCTATATTCATGATTTTATTTGTTAAATTCAAAAGTTTGTGTTTCTGCGTCGTCTCCTAAACTTACGTAAGGTAACCAATCTTCATCTACTCTTATTGTAAAGTCTTTAAAAGGTTTTGACCCTCTGACTGCTGCACAACTTACTAAAGAATATTCTCCTTTGTTTTCTACGTTAGCAACCATTTCAGCTTTTTGCCCTCCGATAGTACCCATGTGACCCCTCATTTTATCGCTGTTTGGGTTTGTATGTAGTACGCCTGAGATATGGCAGTCTGCTATTGAGCTGTATTTCATTATTAAATCCCAGAAGATGCTGCATTCTTTTTGGTCGTTAGGATCATAAACGAAATCTACATAACCATCTAAAAAAACTAATCCTAATTTATCTTTATACGGACTCTTCATAAATAGCCAATCTAAATAAGCTAGCTTCTCGATTTTGTTTTTCTCTCTCCACATTAGGATTTTATAGTTTTCTGGATAGTCTCCTACAATGTTTGTTACTCTATTTCCGTTGCTCCAGACGTCATACTCTGACTGCTCACCATCTACAGAAATAACATAATCACCGTTTAAATTATGGCTTTGTATTTCTAAATAGTCCGTGTACTTATAAGAATTACCGCCTATAGTACAGGCTTCTATAAGAGATTTTACAAATGATTTTCTACTCTTTTCTTGACCTTTGATAATTGAGAAGTTTCCACGTGTTCCAAATTTTAAAGGGTAATAAGTACCTCCATAACTCTTATCGTCTAAACCAATACTAATTAATACTGGCGGTCGTTCTACTTTCTCCCTAAGATTTACCTCTGTACTTTCAAAGCCTTTTAATATCTCATCATCTGTTAATACAACCTCATTAGATCCGTTCTCTAATTCTTCAAAATTTAGTCTCTCGCTCATAATTATTCTTTGTATAAGTTTTTCTTTTTGTTTCTATAGGCATCTACGTACATGTCAATGTTTTTAAGTAGGTGTGTCGGCTTGCTTCTCATTACCTCCTGTGGGAAGTACTCTTGTTGAAATAAACCTTTTATAGCGTCTTGTATGTCTAAGTCTTTAAAGTGTTCTAATGCTTCGTTTAAGTTTCCTTCGTCTTCTGCGTAAAGTCTATTAATAAAACTTTGCTCTCCTGTGAAGTGTGTTCTTGCTTGATTGAAGTTGTCTAAGAATTGCTTTTTATTATATATAACATTCTCATTTACATTATCATTTACAGTTGGATTTGTTGAACACTGTTGAACACTTTCAACACTTGTTGGATTTGCTGACCCTTGTTTCTTCTTTTTTAACGCTCTTAATTCTGCTGACTTCTTACCAGCATCACTCCTTTTAGACTTGATTTCCTCAAACTTCTTTAAATCTCTTTTTAACTGTCTCTCGATAGGTTTCCACGCCGTAAGGATTAAACGATCCTCTAACACAGGGTTTTTATCGTTCACATAATATAACAGATGTGTAAATAAAATACCTTTTTCTTCGTTCGTTAAATGGTCTATATTGTCTATAAGGTCAGCGTATAGAATAAATGATTTTTTATCTGCTGCCATTACGATTTGATTTTATTAATTTCAGTACGTAAAGTTTTAGAGAATTTAATTGCTGTTGACTTGTCTAAAGATATTATATTATATCTCTCTGAATCTGCGTCATACAACTCAATATATATATATTCTTCAGATTGAAAGTCTTCTTTTTCTGTTTTTATCCAAGTCTTATTGTTTTCTAAGTCTAAGAATTTTAAATCGAATTTCGCCATAATATACACGGTTTTAAGCTACCGAGAAACTGTTAAATTAATTAAATAAATTATTAAGTCTTTGTTTTTCAGCCTCAAGACTTTTAAGAGACTTTAAGTATAAGTACTTATGATACATTTCGTTTAAATAGATAAGCTCTTTTGCTTTCTTTATTGTTTCTGGTTTCATAAGTTTATTGTATAAAAAAATCCCACTAGTTTCGAGGTGGTGGCTCTACTCCTAATGAGATTATTAAAATGTTTTCTATGCAGTCAAATCCACCACAGATAACTACAAAGCAAATATACAAAATTCTATTTGATATCTACTGTTTTATTTGTTAAAAGTTTTGAATACCGTTATTAAATGCTAATACGATAAACGTTAATATTAAACCAACTATCACTAATAAACCTATAGTCGCAATAGTGTTAGTTGTTTTATCTTCTGTTCCTGTTATTGTTTTTATTAAGTTTTTCATGTTGTTTGTGGTTTTCTTGTTACGTATCAAATAACGTACCACTATTTCTCTATTGTGAATTTTAATTCAGTTAATGAATCTAAGTATTCTTTTAATTCTTCTGGTTTTTTTGAAGTTTTCACTATCTCAATCCTTTTAACACTTCTTTTTCTGTAGACAAGTAATACGAAATAGTTATAGTTATAAAACCCTGTTATGTGATTGTAAACATCGTAATCACAATCGCTCCCATCGTAGCAGTGAAGATGCTCAATATCTGTATCAAATACTAATTTTTCTATAAGTTTTTCAGTTTCTTTTTTCATAATATATAGTTTTAAATTATGTTGCTTAATTGCTACAAGGTAAATCTACAACCTTTTTTAAGAGTGACAAAATAAAACACCAAGATAATTGTTATTTATAATCGTTCTAAATTAAATAAAAGAATTGTTATTCCATAAAAAAGACTATCTTTGTAGCATAATAAAACACTCTATAATTATGAAAAGAAACGAATTAAAGCAAATGTATTACAAAGAAACATCTAACTACTATAAGGATTAAAACGGAAACATTAACAAAGACTACCTTAATTGGGTAGAAGACAACTATATTAAATTAATCAGTATTAAAATTAAATAAATATGACTAAAGAAATAACACATTACAGATACACTAGGGGTTATAACTTTTTCGATTACGATAATGAACATAAAATTGAATTAATTAAGTTTATAACCAAAAGAGAGACCGAAAAAGGTTATTGGATTTCAGAAGTTGGTAGCAGGTTTGAGAAATTTGTATTAAAAGAAAGCCGAAAAAGATATGCTTATCCAACAAAAGAAGAAGCTTTTCACAACTTTAAAAGAAGAACACAATCAGCATTAGACATATCACTTAACAGTGTAAAGTCGGCTAAATCGTTTTTAAAACTAACAGAAACATTTGAAATCAAATAACTATGGAAAACTTAACAATAGAAGACGTGAGAGGTATTTTAAAAACCTACATGTTAGAAAACAATTACGGACTGCTGCAAATTACCGCATCAATGAGCATGTCAAAAGATAACATTGTCTTATCTGTAACGTATGACGAAGACAGTGACGAACATTTAAATGGATATAACAATGACTAAAAAAACAATAGTATTAATAGGTTTAGCAATAACCTTGTTTAATTGTGGAGTTAAGAAGACAGCAGTTAAAACTAAAACAGACAGGACGCTAACAGAACAAACGAAAACAACATCTTTTAGACTAGGAGACACCATTAAGTTTGACTTACCTAATCTTAAATATAAAGACACTGTTATTGAAAAGATAAGCTATAAAAACAAAACACCTTCAGTCGCTCGTGTAACTTATGATAAAGATGGTAACGCAACTTTTGAGTGCTTACAATCTCAAATAGAACAGACGCAAGAAACTAACAGACAGTTAGTAGAATTGATTAAGGAGAAAGACAAATCTAAAGAAGAAACTTTTAACCCTCAGTATTTTATATACGCTCTAGGCGTGTTAGGTTTAATAGTTTTATTAGGTTTTACAGGTGTATTAAAAATAAATAAAAATAAATAATATGGAAGCAACAGAATTAAGAATTGGAAATAAACTAATGTATAAATTCAAAGACGGATGGGAAGAGATAGATGTTTTTTTAAACGATTTTAAATATGGTTTTGATAAATGTTTTGATAAATACAAACCAATACCATTAACAGAAGAGTGGTTATTAAAGTTTGGGTTTAAAGGGAATAACGAAAATGGTTTTGTGTTTGGTGATAACGATGTGCATAGGTTAAAATTTTTTAATAAAAGTGTCGGGTATCAACACAGGATAGTTAGTATTTGGCAATCTGTAGCTATATATGACGCTACTATAAAACACGTACACCAATTACAAAACCTATATTTCGCATTAACTAACAAAGAACTAAAAATTAAATAAATAAAGTATGGAAAAATTAGAACAAATCGCAAAAACATGTCACGCAGTACACAGGGCTTACTGCTTACAAGCAGGAATTAAAACTCAGCCAGAATGGGACGAAGTTAAAACAGAGCATAAATTAACCGTGTTTAGCACTATAGAAAAGATTTTAAGCGGTGAAATAAAGACACAAGCACAATCACATAAAAATTTCGTCAGCTTCAAAAAGTCTAATGGGTGGGAATACGGAGTTAATTATTCTGTAGATTTAAAAACAAACCCGAGGTTAGTGGAAAATTTCGAACACTTACATTTAGAAGACAGAATAAAAGAATCTGTATTTTTAGAATGTGTAAAAAGCTTTATAAACTAACAATTAAATAATTATGAGTAAAACAACAAAAAGACTAAGAGACGCAGAAGCAATATTTTTAGGTTTAGAATTAAAACCACATGAAGAAGGACGTAAAACTGCTAGGTATAGACTGAAGCCTGAACAAGTTAAAACATTAGAAAGGCTTAACGGTGTTAGTGTAAAAACGGAATCTAAAACAAGCACAAATAATTATATTGATAAAAAAGAGTTTATATTATCCGCATGGGATAGCGAAAAAGGTGTTATGTACACTCTTGAAGAGTTTTGTAAAAAGTATAATATAGATTATAGCAAAGTTACATCTGCAAAACTATTACCTTATCACTACAAAGAGCCTACATGGAATTTAGTTGTTGACGAAAAAAGCAAGAGTAATGATGAATTAATTGATTTAGACGATTTAAAGAAGGTATTATCTAAAGAAATAAAAAGAGAGTACGTTTATAAAAGTAAAGATTATTTAAACGAATCAGAAACGGTTTTAAAATGGGCTGACTTACATTTTGGGGCTCACATAAGAAACATATTATTAGTAGAGGATTACGATAAAGATATTTTATTGGACGGGTTAATGCAAAGCGTTAATACTATTAACGGGTTTAGGCACAAGAAAACACACGTGCATATCCATGGTGATCTTATAGAGAGTTTTAGCGGTCTTAATCATGTTAATTCATGGCAAAGTATGGATAAAGAAGCTATTAGTGGTAATGTTATAAAAATGTGTTCACAGATGTTACATAAAGCTTTTCAAAAGATTGATAATTTAGGATGTATTAAAATAGTAGCTGGTAACCATGATAGAACAAGTAAGAATAATGACGAGGACGTTAAAGGTGGAGCAGCCTTTTTGATAGCTTATTGTCTTGAGTTAATGGGTTACGATGTAGAGTTTCATCCTTACGTAATAACGCATCATGTGGAAGGTATTAATCATATAATTTTACATGGAGATAAAGGTATTAGTAAAAGAAGTACTGAAAAAATAATACTAGATTACGGAGTTCAAGGTGAATATAATTTAATATGCGAGGCTCATTTGCATAGTTTAATAGAAAAGCTATCTGTTAAGCAAAGAGAAAAGTTTGAAATAGTTAAAGATGACGGTTTAATGCATAGAAGATTTACTTTGCCACCGTTTTTTACAGGAAACTACTACTCTGCAACCCTTGGGTTTACTACTAACTCAGGATATTTCTCAGTATGGAGCAATAAAAACAATAAACCACAATTTTTTAACGGATCAGTTTAATCCATAATATCCCCTCTAAAGCCGATAATTAACGTTATCGGCTTTTTAACAGATAATTTATTATTTAGAATTAATATAAATAGCACTATTTTAGTGTTTTAATTGTTTACTATCTTAAAATTATTTGTATATTTGTAGGGAACTTAAAAACGAATATTATGAAAATAGAAGAAATAATCAAACTTTACACAGTAAACATAACTGACTTAAACCAAAATAATTGGAAGGTTGTAGAGGTTAGCGATATTGAAGAAATTTGTAAAGAATATTATTACAGGCAACTACAATCTCAGAAGAAGACTGAATGGCTTCCCTTTGTTAAGGAAAATTACAAAAAATTTACAGATTTAACAAGAGATGGTAAGTTGTTGAAAAAATTTGATGACGGAAGCGTTATTAAGCAAGGCGACAAAGAACCTTTTGCTATATGCACACACTTTTCAGAAATACTTTAAACCAAAACAACATGAAAACACACGACATTAAACTAGGAACAATACCTTTAACGATTGAGGGTATTTATCACAAAGGACGTGAAGCGGACTACGATAATATTGGTTGCGAACACGAATTTAAATGCTTTAACATCTGCGCAGGAGGTGTAAATATAACAGACCTGTTAACAGCAGACACTATTATAGATATTGAAATGCAAGTATTAACAGAAAACTATTAATTATGAGAATTACAGGAAGATTTGAAGCGGTAGATGCTTCGCAAGAAGAGATTTTAGACAACGACATGGAGCAAGAAATTGCAGACCAAAAAGAACACTTACACAAGTATGACGAGAATTTAAAAAGCTTAGTTGGTATTCGTAGGTCTAAAGAGGTTAAGAAAGCAATGATTAATTTTTTATTAGAAACACTATAATTATGAAAGAATTTAAAGGAACAAAAGGAGAGTTTAAAGTTTTAAACGAGTTTAGGAATGTAAAAATACTAAACGAAAGTAACCAACCAATGTTTGAAAGCAATATCAATTGTTTTGACGATGAAGATGGTATGTGTAAATATTATTCTCATAATAAAATTATGGCAAATGCTAATTTATTTGCAACAGCTCCTGAGTTATTAAGGTTACTTATAAAAGTAAAAGAAGATTTAAAGCTTGAATGGGGTCCTAAAGAATGGAAAGAATTTGATATTCAAATGGGTTATTCAGAAATAATCGCTAAAGCATTAGGAAATGAAACAAACTAAACTACCTACAGGCGTATTAATAACATACGACGAAAAAGGAATTATTAAAAGCGTGTCTAGTCCTTACTGGGCTGACGAAAGTTTATTAACTAAAACTATAAAATACTATCACAAAAAATTTATCACATTTCTAATAAACATAAATAAATTAACAAAAAACCTATAAAAACAATGAAAAATTTAAATACAATAATAACTTACATATTTTTAATAATTATAAACGCTCTTTTAGTAGCGCTTATTAAATGGATTTGCGGATTTGAAGCGACTGTGATTGGATTTATTATCTACGTTTTAGTAAAAATAGACTTAATACAAATTAAAAAAAACAAATAATATGAATAAATCAAAAGAATTAATTAAACTGCAAAACTTAACTAATAACGTTTTAGGTATTGGAGATATTGAAAAGCTGGTAGCGGAAGAGCTAGGGGTTACTCATAGCATGATTAAGCAAGTAAAAGCTGGTGTTAAATGGGAGAATAACGAAAAGAAATTAAAAGCTGTTATAAAGGCTTATAAGAAAGTTAGTAATAGTCAAAATAAAAAAATACAGAAATAATGAAAGTAAAATGTATAGATAATTCGGGAGTTGAAGATTGTTTTGTAGAAGGTAAAAAATATAAAGCTTTAGGTGAAAATAAAAAAAAATATAAACTAAAAGACGAAGAATTAGATGTTTATTATTGGGATAAACAAAGATTTGAAATAGTAAAACCAAAGAAGATGAAAAACAAAAAGAAGATTAAAGCGTTATTAAAAGATATTTACAACTCTAACGATACACACCCAAGATTTAAAGCAGAAATAAAAGAGATTTATCCTGAATTAGAAGTAAAACAGGAATTGGAGATTGGAAAGTGGTATCGTAGAAGAGGACTCGGGACTAGTTATTTACTAAACTACCAAGGAGATGAAATTTTGTCTTATGGTTTTTGGAATGGTAACTATGATAGTTGGGATTTTCATAAAAACGGTTTAGGTAAAGAATCAGTCTTAGCAACAGAAGAAGAAGTTAAAACCGCTTTAATTAAAGAAGCTAAGAGGTTAGGTGTTTGGAACACTCCTATTAAGTGTTTGTATAACGAAGCTAATTGGGGTCTAGACGACTCGTTCACTGTTTGTTATAATTTAAATATGAACGGATTATGGTCTCATTATGGGCAGGTTTTTAAAAACGGGGTATTCGCAGAACCTTTAGAAACCATCACAAAAGAAGACGCAGAAAAACAATTAGGCAAAATAATTGCGTGTTAAGTTTGTGTACTATTAAAATAAGTATTATCTTGCGGTATGGAAAAACTAGCAGAACAATATTTAATTAAACAAGAGGCTCATCAATGGATATTATTTTTTGAGCCTCAATTAAACGATAACAATTAAAACAAAAACAAAATGGAAATTTACAAAAAACTATTAGAAATACAGAAAAAGGTTAAAGGCCTTTCTAAAGACAAAGAAAGTCATAATTTTAGTTATGTTACTGGTAATAAATTACTATCATTTATTAAGCCTTTAATGGATGAACAGGGTCTTATTTTAAAGACAGAGGTATTGGAAATAGAAAACACAAGACAGGATTATACTGTTATAGCTAAGAAGTGGTCGAAAGATGAAAACGGGAAGAATTTTGCTACAGAATATGAGAAAACAAAAAGCGAAATATTATCTAAAGTAATGATGCGTTTTACTTGGATTGATTCAGAGACAGGAGAGAAAGACGAAAACCTTTTTGGTGCTAACGGCCAGAACGATTGGGAAAAGGGATTAGGAAGCGCATTAACTTATGCAGAACGTTATTTTATAATGAAGTACTTTCATATTGCTACCGATGAAGATGATGTTGATAATCCAGAAAGAAAACCAATTGACTATTCGAGACAAATAGCAATGTTAAAAGCGTGTAAGACAGTAGAAGACTTTAATAAGGTTTGGGCAGGGTTTACATCTACGGAGCAAGCCGCATTAACTAAAGATGTTACACCTATTTATAACGCAATACCTAAAAAATAAAACTATGGAAGAAGTAAGACCAAACACAGCAAGAGAAGAGCTAATATCTAAGCTGTATAAGAAAAACATAAGATTAAGTTACTCGACTTTAAAGAATTTTACAAGCCCTGTTAATTTGGTAAACTATAAGCTTAAAAAATACAGTCAAAGCCCAAGTATGTTATTTGGTAGTCTTTGCGATGTGTTATTATTAACGCCTGAAAATTTTGATAAAGAATATAAGGTTATTGACAAGATACCAACTAGCGACCTTCAAATATCTTTTGCCGACTCTTTAGTTGAGTTAATGAAAAACGAGTCAGAATTAACAGAAGAGGTTATAAAAGTTCAGTACGATATGTTTTATAAAACTGGAAAACCAGAAAAAACATATAATATGTTAGAGGATTATATTATTGCAAAAGCTAACGGTAAGTCTTTAATAACTCAGGATTTACTAGATGAAGCAAATTTAGTATGCGAAAACTTGATGATGAATAAGGATATACAGTCTTTGTTTTCTCAAATGAAAGAGTCGCAAATGGAAGTTAGATGGAATGATAAAGGATGGGATTTTATAGGTTTTTTAGACATGTATTTAGATGGCCATATTATAGATTTAAAATTTTCTAAAGATTCAAATCCAGAAAAATTTGAAAGAGATATAAATAACTTTGATTATTTTTTACAAGCAGCGATGTATTGCAAAGCATTAAGAGAAATGGGCGTTTGTGATAATCCAAGATATTCTTTTATAGTTTATGATAAGTCTTACAATTATTCTGTCATACAATTAGATTACTCTTATATAAAGTACGGGGAAAGAAAGTATAAATACTTACTACAAGAGCTTAATAGATGTATTGACGAGAACAAATTCGACGAGTCTTACGGATTCTTTAAAAGAAGCTATGTAGCCTATAAACCTAAGTGGTCTAGAGGTTTCGAATTAAAAGAAGATTAAAGTATAAATACATTAACGAAAATATATAAGATTATGATAAAATGGATTAAAAACACAAAAGGAGCGGTTACAAATAAAACATCTGGGTATAAAGGAATAGTTAGAAATAAACAGGGAAAATATGAGGCGTCATTATGCTTAAGTAATAGAGATAAAAAAGGCAATAGGCGTCAACACAGATTTGTAATAGGCTCTTACGTAGAAGAGAAAGACGCTGTAAAAGCTAGAGTTGACTATATATTAGATATTTTTTAGTCATGCTTTACAACCTTAAAAACATAGTAGAAGAAACGGACTTTAAAAGAAGGTCTAGAGAATTGATTAATGAAGGCTGTTGGGTTGAGTTAAAGAAGAAAGCGAAAAACAGAACAATTAAAACTAATGCATACCTTCATGTGTGCATTAGTTTATTTGCAATAGAATTTGGTTATACTCTTGACGAGGCTAAGACTTTATTAAAGCGCATGTGTCCTTTTATGATTTACGAAAAGAACGACCAGAAGTTTTTAAAACGCACTAGAGATTTAAATACAGAAGATTGCAGCACCTTTGTAAATTGGATCCGTAACTATTCAAGTCAAAACGGTTATTATATTTTGTCAGCAGACGAATATAAAACAAACAGTTATGCAATAGATAAAGAAATTAATAAACATAAAGAATTTTTATAATGGCTAGACAACCAAAATGCAGAAACTGTAAGAAACAATTTACTAAAACGTATTCAACAACTCAAACATGCTGCAGTCCTAAATGTGCATTAGAAGATGTTAGGAAGAAAAAAGAAGCAGATAAGATTAGTTTAAAAGACGCTAAACTAGAGAAGGTTAAAAAAGATACGCTTCAGTCTTTAAAAAATACAGTCCAGAAAGTATGCCACGAGTTTATAAGGTTACGAGACAAGTTTAAACCTTGTATTAGTTGTAACGCTCAATGGAATAAAGACTTCCAAGCAGGACACTTTTATAAAGCTGAATTATACAGTAACATTAAATTTAATGAAACTAATATCTCAGGACAATGCAGAAAATGTAACCTCCGTAAAGACGGAAACTATGACGGGTACAAAAAAGGGTTTATAGAACGTTACGGAATTGAAGAGTTTAATAAGTTAGACGCATTAGCTATGGGTTATAAGCATGAGGATTTTAAGTGGGATAGAGAAGTGTTAAAAGAGCAAAGAAAATATTTCACGAATAAACTTAAAAAGTTAGGTTAGTATTATAAATAGTATTATATTTACACACGGAAACAATTAAAAAATATATTATGAGAGAGATTAAATTCAGACATTACGACACTAGGTATAAAGAGATGCGTTATTCAGATAGACACGACGGAGAGTTTTATATAAATACAAAAGGAGTGTTATATATGTACGCATTACCTAAGTCAGAAACAGGTCTAGAAACAGTTTATTATAAGTCTTACGATGTTGAACAATACACAGGATTAAAAGATATAAACGGTGTTGAGATTTACGAAGGTGATAAATTACGAATGAAAAACGAATCAAACGAATCTGAATGGATTACTAATGTTAGGCTTTCTGATGGTGCTTTTTTAGTAGATTTTGTGAGGTATGTTTTCCTCTATTATTGTATTTTATCATTAATTTATTGCGTTATAAGTTATTGAAAAAGTTATCGACTGACCAGACAAAAGACTTTGATTAGATACAGAAAAACCTGTCGGCTTTATCGCTATAGGTTTTATTGATGAAGAAACAGAAATAGAAGTCATCGGAAACATACACGAAAATGAAGCAAACTAACAAAGATAAAGCAAACAAAGAATTGTTAAAAGCAATTGATTATGTGTCTACTACTTCAAACAAGTGGTTATACGAAAAACTTAAAAATATTTATAAACTTTATAACGATTAATTATGAAATTTTTTGATAAGAAAGGAAACGAGATTAAAAAGAATGATGTTATTTACAATCCACACAACGAACCTAAAGAAATGAAAATTGTAGAAATAAACAACAATCTTAGCTTTGAAGATGGAACTCTTTTATCTTATAAGCATCAAACAAATACTTTTTGGGAAGTTATACCAAAAGAGCTTAACAACGAGATACAAGAGTTAAGACACCATAAATCGACTACAGTAGGATTATGGGCTACGGATAGACCAGGCTTAATAAACAAACAGGACAGAAAATTATTATTTGAAATTTAAAAAACAATAATACTTAAAAGTTAATTATGAGAATAAAATGTATAAACAAAGGTGAGTACCTTAGCCTGACTATAGGTAAAGAATATGATTCTGTCAAGGAAGATAAGGATTTTTACTATATAACAAATGATGATGGAGAAAAAGAAGAGTGTTACTTCAAGAAAAGATTCGAAATAGTAAAAACAAACAATATGAGACCAACAATAGAAGAAGTAAGAGCGTATTTTAAAGACGCTTTAGAAGTTAGATGTATTTATGACAATAAAATACATAAATTACTAAATATTAATCATAAAAATATTGGTTATGATTTTTATTATACTGGTGAATATACAGGATTAGTTATAAGCAATAACAACTATGCTGGTTTGTGGGATGAAAAACAAGGTTACGCAGAAATAACCAAATACAAAACAAAAGGAGTTAAAAACCCTGAAGCAAAGCATTACGAGTTATGGAATGACTTCGAAGCCATAGACGTTATAAAAGCATCATTAACACCTGAAGAGTATAAAGGATATCTAAAAGGCAGTATTTTAAAGTACAAACTCAGAGAAAAAGGTCAAGATGAAAGCGACAAAGTAAAATCTAAAGATTATCAAAACGAATTAAACCATTTAAATAAATAAATTATGAAGGAAATAGTAGAAATTTTAGGAGAAGAAAAAGGTGTAAAAAGAAAGAAAATTAGCTTTATATATCCTAACGAGGGTAATATAATGGCTAAGGCTCACGCTTATTTCACAAGGGAAGAGAGGCTAATAGCTAAACAGTTAAACAAATAAAGTATGGAAAAATTAGAACAAATCGCAAAAACATGTCACGCAGTTCACAAGGCTTATTGCTTACAAGCAGGAATTAAAACGCAACCAGAATGGGATAAGGTTCAAACGGAACATAAATTAACTATATTTAGCACTATCGAAAAGATTTTAAGCGGTGAAATAAAGACACAAGCACAATCTCACGCTAATTTTGTAGACTTCAAAAAAACAAACGGGTGGAAATACGGAGCAGGATATTCTATAAAGCACAAAACAAACCCGAGACTAGTTGATTTTTTTAGTCAACTACCTTTAGAAGATAGAATAAAAGAATCTATATTTTTCGAATGTGTAAAAAGCTTTATAAACTAACAAATAAATAAATAAATTATGAGTAAAGCGGTTTTAAAAACAGTAACAGATTATTTCGGAGAAGATTATGGAGATGGTTGTTCAATGAGTGGAGAGTCTATTTCTTTAACTTTTAAAGATGAATCTTTTAGTTATGAAGTTTCAGAAGGCGAACCAGAAGACATGCGTTTTGGAAGATATTTAGAAGACACGCATAGTATTTACAAAATGGTAATGCTAGCTTACGAGTTAGGTAAAAAAGGTATTGAAATACTTTGTTTAGACGAAGAAGACAGAGACGAAGATTAACAATTAAATAAATAAATTATGAGTGAATTAATATTTGAAGGTAAGATTACAGAAGTAAGAACACCAAGAACAGGAACAACCGCAAAAGGAGAGTGGGCGAATACTGAATTTGAAGTAACAGAAGCACATCCACAAAATCCAGAATATCCACAAGTAGGATTATTTGAATTCTTTAAAAATGGGGAACATGTAAAGTTCGCTAAAGATTTTGCTAACATGTACCCTTTAGGCACAGATGTAAAAGTACATTTTAATTTAAAGAAGAATGAGTACACAAAGGCTAACGGAGAGATTGCAAAGTTTTATAAAACGTCAGCTTGGAAAGTAGGGAAATCAGAATCATCAGCTCCACCAGTACCACCAGCACAAGCTTTTGAGCCTGCAACAGATATAAAAGCAAATGAACACGACGACCTGCCTTTTTAGAACGGGAGTAAAAATATTTAAAAATTAACGTTGAGATCGTCTTAACGTTGAAATTGGGATTAATAATCAATAGGGGAGCCTCACCACTCCCTTATTAACTAAAGTAAACAAATGACACTAAAAGAAATTAAAACCGTTGTAGAGTATGTTTGCGGTATTAGAATACACTTAAAGAAAAGAACACCAGAGTATGTTTATGCAAGGTTTATCTATTGTGTTGTAGCTAGAGAGAATACAGAATATACTTTATCGCAAATAGGCGGAATGATAAACAGAGACCACGCCACAGTTTTACATGGTATCAGTGAGTTTAACAAGAAGCGCAAATACATTCCAGAATTAGAAGATATTTACACTAAATGCAATGAGATTATATTTAATACCGACGTACTAGAAACTTACAAAGAGAAAAAAGACAAGTTAGATATTCAGTTAAACAATATTGATAGCGATATCATAAGAGAGTTAATAACGCTTAATCCTGAACTTTTACAAGAATTGTATAGTACACGTATAAAGCCATTTTTAAACATGAGAAAAACTATTTAAAATGATATTAAGAAGACTAGGTAATAAAAAGAAAATAGCGAAAGACATACAAAGCCACTTTCCACCTCATAAAATATATATTGAGCCTTTTTTTGGTGCTGGTGGTATGTTTTTTAATAAACCTAAAGCAAAGTATAATATTGTTAACGATTTAGATAGTGACGTATTTAATTTGTTTCAGGTTGTAATGAATCAAAAAGAAGAATTAGAAAAGGCATTTTATATGATACCTATACATTCAGACTTGTTAGATTATTGGAAAAAGAACGAAGAAAACGACCCTATTAAAAAGGCTTTGAGGTTTTTGTTTTTGAGTAACTTTGCCACGGTTGGTGGCGGTGGTAAAATGATAAGATATTCAGAGTTAAATTATAAGGAAAACTTTAAATTAATAAATGAAACTTTTGATTATTTATCTGATGTTATATTAAATAATTGCGATTGCAATAGCTTTTTAAATAAAATAAGTGTTGATTACACAAAAGCATTAATATACTGCGACCCACCATATTTAGGAACAAGCGACAACTACTCAAACAGCTTTACAGAAGAACAAAGCGAAAGCCTTTTTAACACCTTAGAAGAAACAAAATGCAAGTTTGCTATGTCAGAGTTCGACCATCCTTTTATATTATCACAAGCAGAAAAAAGAGGTTTAAACGTTATTATAATAGGAGAGAGACAGAACATAAAAAATAGACGTACTGAAATATTAGTAACTAATTACGAGAATAGACAATTAAAACTATTATAAAACACTATTATTAATTTTGTAGTGTCAAATAAAAGGTTATCTTTGTAGTATATTCTACATTACAAAACAGGGTCCGACGCCAAGTTTTAAAAAGTTACCAAGAGACTATTATTAATTTAATAGTCTTTTTTTTTGTTTTATAGTTGCATATGTCTAAAATAGTATTATCTTTGTACACGGACAATAAAACAAATATTATGACTGAAGTGGTAAAGATACAGGTAAGGGTAGAAATAGAATACAACGAAAACGACCCAACTAGCAGGAAAGAAGCTATAGAAATAGCAAAAGAAAATGTAACAGGTATAAAAACTTATGGATATCCTATAAGCGTTAAGCCTTTAACAAGCAAACTAGTGAAATAATTTAATAACAATTAAAAACTTAAAAAATGGAACAAATAGAGAGCTTAATGGATAAAAACATCCGCAAATTAGAAACGTTAATAGCGAAGCAAACACGAACTTTTACTAAAGAAGATAAGATTAGGAGAGGTTATTTATATACGGATAAAGAAGGTAGAAGGCATCCGATAACTGGATTTCCTACTATTACTCGGATCATATAACGAATTACGCATAAGGTTAGTTGCGTGTTTTAAAAACTGACCACAATAAATAAAACAATGACTAAAGAAGAAATTAAGCATATAAACTGGATGTATAATAGATTGACAAGCGTGCATAAAGAAAACCCAAACGTTGATTATATGATACGTTTTAAAGAAATAATAGACAAGCAATTAACAAGACAATAAGATTAGTTTACCTAAAACCATTAAATATAACGTTTAGTATAAAAATTAAAGCTTACAGATATGTATGTTTTTTCAGAAAAAAGAATACATTAATAAACAAAAAAAATGAATACAGAATATTACACAAAAGAAAGCATTGATTTAGCAATTAATAAATTGATAGACAATAGAACACAAACCCAACTTACAAGCATTGAGTTAATAAAAATGATGGCAAGTGACGAAACTCTGCAAGGGGAACAAAGATTTTACGCAATGATATTAGATGCTATATTAAGCACAGACGAAAAAGTGTCTTACCCAGAAAAAGAACAATTCTTGATATTGCATAAATGCTTGATAGAAACATGCAAAGAATTAAGTACGGACGCTTAAATTACTTATAACAAGATAATAAGATTAGTTTACCTAAAACCTATAAACATAGTGGTAAATTAATTTTATTAGCAGTTAAAACTTAAAAAACACGTGGTAAGGCTATATATACTTATCACGTGTTTTGTATTCTTGAAACCTTATTTTAACGTAGTAATTAAATATGATCCAAAAAGATAATAATAAATTAAAGTAGTCGAAGTAATCGTATTTATCCGTTAAGTCAGGATAGTAAAGCATATAAATCTCCTTAATAAATCTACTAACACAAATTAAAAAAGCTACCATTGGAAAATATCGCCATTTATCCCACTTAGTAAACATATACGCAGAAGTGTAACAGCAAAAAGAAAACGCAATACCTATAAAGAATAAAGCGCCTTCATTTTCTTTGCTAAAGTTTAAAACGTCTTCGCCTTGTTTCCAGAAACTATACGACATAACAGCCACGCAAAAACCAAGCATGTATAATTTATTAGCTATGTCGTTTTTAATCAAGTATTTTACAAACATTATTTTATAAATATTTCTTTAAACTTCTTTATAGTTCCGAAAAAGTCAGTCGTTAGCATTTTAACTACATTAAACAAGGCTTTTACAACTCCAACACCAAACAATCCAACGATAAACGCAACCGCTGACTCTAAGCCAACTAAAGAAGGTATAAAGTGCATCGCTAAGGGTGTTAAGAAATTAGTTACTATAGCGCCCGCAAATACGAAAGAGGTCGCTTTTAAGTACTCTCTTAATGTTCTTGGTTTGTTCTCTCCAAATAATACGGACAATGCGCCACCGATTGCCCCTATTATTATTAATGGTAATTTTACATATCCTTCCATCTTATCCCCTTGGTTTTTTTGGTCTTATTCCTACGTGTTCTAGTAACGTATTCCATGCGTTTACAACTGCTTCTATCATATTTATTTAATTAATTGGTTAAGTATTTATTTAGTAATTCGGTTCTGTGTTCTAATCCGTTATAGCCTCCGTTTATCTTCTTTGTAATTGTTTTAATATCGTTTCTGTCAGCATATTTATTTAGGTTGTTTTTGTTCCAATACCACACTGCTGATATCATGCTATCGGCTTCATTAAGTAATAATTCTGGATTGTTTAAATAATCTACCCTCATATCTTTGCTTAATAACATGTAATTTTGTTTACCTGTTATCTGAATGAATCCCCGACCTCTATATTTCCAACCATCGCCGCTCGCCTCGTTACCGTTCAGCATTCTATTAGCGTAAACCTTATTAGCTATCTTTTCGGGTTGTCTAGCGTACTGAGAAGCAATAGCATCATTTTTAAAATACTTACCAAACACACGACGCAAAGCTGATTTAGAATAGTTTAAATTCTCGCTAACAGGTTTTAAATTACTTTCGTGGTGTATCTGAGCCATGAAATGTGCAATCCTTAACGGTGTGTTAATTCCGTAATTACTTAATAGTGTTTTATATTTGTCTTGTAATCTCATTATTTACATTATTGAATTAATACAGTGTCCTCCTTTGCGCCAATACTTTACGTCTATTACCCAAAGTATAATTACAAATACCCAACCAAACCAGCTTAATGTTTTATCTCTTTGGTTTTTGCCTAACGCGCTGCTTATCGTCTCGTTTTCTTTTCCGAAGTTGTAACCGTGTGCTTTTCTCATTAAAGTATTCCATAACGTCTTAAAATGCACGTTAGCAAAGATGTCTAATTCAAAAGCGTTATTATACCAATAACTATTCATTGTTTTTAAAAAACCGTTTGTCTTTACACTTTTATACATAACCACTATAAAATTAGCTATAGCGATAAAGAAAAATAAAACGTATGCTATAATTGATAGTATAAATCCCATATTAATACTCTATTATATATTGATCCTCGGTTAGTCCCATAAAACTACTATGACCTACTATATCTAAAACGACCCCTTTCATTACCTGAGCTTTTAATCTTTCTAATCCTGACATCTTAGCGTCTAATAGTGCGTCAATTTCTTGAAGCATTATATTAACATCGTCGTATGGCACTTCTTTTTTGTACGATATAACCTCTAAACTCTTTGGCTTATCTACTAATCCAATAGATTCAGTTAAACTAGTTTCGTTATTTATAACAAAGGATTCCTCTTGCACTGTGAAGTTTTGAACGTATTTAATATTAGCAGAAAAGCCCTCAATTAATGGCTTTAGCAACTCCACATGTATCTCAGCTTTACCGCTTGTTAATGTGTTTTCTGGAATGTTACGAGTGTTTAAATTGTCATCACCTCTGGTGAATCTTGATGCCTGATTTACCCATGTGTCAAAATCAATGTCTACTGTTGTTGTTATTTTCATATTATGTTATTTTAAGGATACACTCTTATCTCAAATACTGATTTAAATAAATTACCATCCTGAGCGGTTCCGAGGCTGTTATATGTCTTTACGTCACCTGCTGTTAATCCGCCCTGAGAAGCATCGAGACGAACCTGTCTAGCAACGCCACCATGATCTAAAGTTATAGACGTTCTATCTAAGCTTAATACAGGGGACGGAAGGAAAAAGCCATAAACACCAACGTTAACTCTAGTCCACGTAACAACAATGCCTAATGTGTTCTCTAAAACAGTCGCTACTGGAGCGTTTGTTCCTGTTTGAGATAATAAAGCAGTGTAAACAGTGTACGGTCTACTATCTACACTTGGTAAGTTTGTTAATTGCGAACCATCACCAATAAAAGCAGTCGCCTTAATACTACCATCAACATCAACCTTTTCTGTTGGTGTTTTTCCAAATCCAAACAAACCCGATGGTGTAATACGTACAACATTAGTACTATTGTAAGAACCAAAACCCATATAGGAATAAACATAACTACTACTACTACCAAATATACCGATATCAAAATCGTCTGTAATGCTTCCTGTATTAGAAAAACCTAGCAACTTTCTAACCCAACCACCAACAGAAATAGAGACTTCTTTCTTGTAATAATTATTACCCGAAGAATCACTATTTTTAATAAGTTTACCGTAAGATTTAACAACTCCAGCAACGTCAATCCTTTCTGATGGAGACGCAACGCCAAAACCCGTATTGTTTACAAGATTCTTTTCTCCGTCTATGTTTTGAGATACTGACCCCGTTGCTCTAACAAATCCTAAAGGAGTGTAACCTCCTAAAGTATCAGCGTCAATATTAGTTTGTAATACTCCATCTGTTGAAATTCTCTGAAAGTCAGTACTTACAACTGTATAATCTCCTGTATCACCTAAAACAACAGGCTTAATTCCTTTGTAAAAATCAGTGATAGCTGAACCGTTAGACGTATAAGTAAAGAAATAACTATTACCATCTAGTAATTCCCAATTTTGACCTGTTGCAGGTTGTGTGTTACTGTTTAAATACGTTACAATATCATCTGTTAATATATCGCCTAAATCAATAGTTATAGTGTTAGAGGCATTGTATTGCGTTATCATTTCTTTACTATCTAAAACTAAGTCAGACGAATCGATAGCACCTAAAACAGTACCTGTTCCCCAGTCTCCTTGGTTATCATTTTTAAGAAATTTGTAATGTGAATATGACAAATAATCAACACTGTTTATAGTTTCTGTGATGATCACCCTTAAAATTAAAAGCTTCTGTTTGTTTACCGTAAATGTTTGTGTGTTTAAAAAATCCGCAACCTCTTGAATTGTTGTTACATTTCCAGAAGTTGGCACGATTAAAGAACCACCGTTGGTTAAATCGACTAGCTGTATATTTTTTAAACTGTTTTCTAGAGCTAAAACTGTTGCATCACTTATAGGCATGTCAGATGGTGCAATATTAGAAACATTACCTAAGCCAACCTGTGTTTTTGTTACTTCGTGAGGGTTTAAAATATCGTTTTCGTGATCTACCAAATCGCTAGCCACTTCAATAGTTTCTAATATTGCTAAACCTATGTCTGTGGTATTTTCATTTATCTGGTTTAATTCCGCTTCTGTAGCAAATTTATTAGTTGTCGATGTGTCGTCTATGTTGTCAGCGTCTAATACAACTGTTCCTACTTGACCGTTAACACTTAAAACATTACCTTCACCACCACCCCCATCAACTCCATAAGGCGGGTAGCCTAAATCAATAAGCCTTTGGTTTAAGTCTTGGAAGTTAGAAAATGTTTCAGCAGTACCTCCAATATCATAAATCTTAACATCAGACACTAAAAAACCTTTCTTATCAAAAACAATACGACCACTAATAGACCTTAATAAAACCTTATTGTTATTGAATATAATATTTAAGTCGCTTGCTAAATACTCAAAAGTACCAGAAGGCGTTACCCAATAATGAGTAAAGTTTTTGTTCCCTGTCTTTTTTATCTCTAACATTAATTATATATTTTTGATATTCTACTTATTTTTATATTTCTCGTAGATATCGTCCAACTTCCGCTATCTGTTCTAGCGTATATCTTACCCCCGTTAGCTAAAAAAGTATCACCTGTAAAAAAATCTAAAGCTAAAGACTGTCTAAAAGGTGGTGTTTTACCTTGTTGTATGTAACCTGTAAACGCTCTTAAAGTGTCTGGTGTGCTCCCTGCAAAATCTATTATAACCTCTAAGTAATTAGGGCTTCCCGTCTTACTATCCACAGTAATATCTAATCTACCACCGTAATCGTCACCGCTAGCAATAGGCTGTATAATACCGCTATCTATTAACTCAGAAACACCTCTAATATCTAAAGGTAAACTATTTGTTACATTAGCCCCTAAAGCATCAATAACCAACTCAGTCCAAGATGTGCCGATAGTTATTGTTGGTGTTGTTAAACTATCTACATAAAACCCAAAACCTTTTTCGTTTTTTAATTGATTGTCAATTGTTTCCGACTCTTCTACAGGAGCTACATATATAGGCGCTTCTAATTGGTTGCGTTCTTTATTGTATAAGTGTAATCCGTCGACAAATAAACTTACATCTTCAATAGTGGAAGTTTCATCTGATAGTAATGTAAATATAAAAGTAATAACGTCAGCTTTTACAAAACTAAAATTTTCGTTAGTAATAAAAGAAGTCCAATTATTTACATCGTCTTCGCTGAAAACAAACTCATCACTATAAACAGACGCTGCGTTTTTAAATATCTCAACTTTAACGCCCATATCTTGTTCTAAAGACTTTTTAAGGTACATTGAGAAATCATAAGTCCCATCTCTATCTATTACGGTGCTTTGAGTCGCATTGCTTGCCACTAAGTTTGTATTCGAGTATTCTGTGTTATTTATCTTTAAGCAACCTGTACCATCAAAATAATCCGTAAGAACCACAGAAGACGTACCGACACCAACTGTTGACCATGTGCTAGTCGTGTTAAATGAAAGTAAATAATCAACTAGATTTTGTGAGGTATGTTTTCCTCTATTATTGTATTTTATCATTAATTTGTTGCGTTATAAGTTATTGAAAAAGTTATCGACTGACCAGATAAAAGACTTTGATTAGATACTGAAAAACCTGTTGGCTTTATCGCTATAGGTATAGAGTCACCATTATTAATATTAGAAGCAGAACCCTTGCCACTACCCTTTATGTCGTCATCTGAAAAAGCAAACACAGCAAACCCACTATTACTTAAAGCGGTAGCTATGCCTTCAATTAAAACATGTCTTCCGACTTTACTTATTACTATTGAATATGTGAAATTTGAGTTGCTAATAGTTTTAACTTCTAAGGTGTTGCTGTCAGTCGTAACATCTGCGTAAATGGCTTCTAAAAGGCTTTCACTATCGACACCTAAGACGCCACGAACCTCTAAAGCTGTACTTCCTCCGCCAGTATCTATTTTACTATTAATGTTTGCTAAAATATCTGATTTATTCATATTTAATTTGTAAAAAAGTCGTTATTATTAAAATCTAATCCGCTAAAATCTCCATCCGATACGCTAAAAGCCCATTCTGTATTATCGTTTACACCTTCGTATTCAGTACCAAAAACAGTACTAACAATTAATCCACTATCTAACATTATAAAGTACTCTCCGTTTTCTGTTATGTAGTCAGTCAAAGCGTCAATGTTAAATATATTACCGTCTGTCACATACATATCACTTTCATTAAATATACGTACAGGGTCATTAGTTAAGGCGTCGAAAACTGTTAAAGTTCCTGTGTTTATTTCTATATCTGTATTAAAAGCAGCCATAATAAAATCATCTAAACCGCTTAAAGTGTAATCACCTAAAGGTGCTTGCTCTATAATATCAAGACCACCATATAACTGAAAACTATAATCTTTTGTATCTTCATAGTCTTTAGCTATGATAAAAGTAGACTCAAACAAATTACTTAACCCTTGTCGCTCTGAACTTTCTAATGTTGTTTTATTAGTCATTCTCACGCCATCTACATAAATTAGATCGTGTTTAAGTATTAAGTTTAACCTTTCGTAAGCGAACGCATAAATACCGTCTATTTTGTATTGCTCGAACTTCTTTATTAAAGCTCTTGCGCTTATAGTTCTATTTCTTGTTACTTGAAAATAATCTTGTACTTCGCTTTCATCTACTGGAATATCAAAATAAGTCTGCAACCTTATAGACTGCGAACAATTAGCAACAGAATAACAAATCCCCTCAAAGTCGTAATAGTTTTCATATTCAAAATATGTTGTTAACTCTGATTGGTAATCTGTAACGTTTAAAGGATTAGACCAATACTCTACATTAGAATCATTTGAAGTGAATTTAAAATATAATGTTTCCCTGTAAAAGTCTTTATTGATATTTACTATTTCAAACTTTATTTGATTACTCCCGTTAACATCTGTAAACTCGTCTATAAATATATGGCTTGTAATATCCTTCTTTATGCTGTCGTTACAATCTACTAAATACACATTATACTCTCCCGTAAACGATATACCTCCACTAACATTACTTATCTGCATATAAGCCTCATTAGGGCTTAAACTGATAAAATGATAGTTTGGATGAGTTGTAACAGGACTATCGCCAACGTTTTTAGCGTCAGCGAAATTATCCTTTAATCTTATAAAACTAAAATCTTTCATCTCTTCAAAGATATAAAAAAAACCTATAGAAAACTAAATATTTATAAGTTTTTCTGATAGTTCTTGAAAAGTATTTGAACTAACCCCGTTAACTATCACTTTATCGAAGTAAGTCGGATTGATTAATGGTTGGTTTTCGTTATCAAATAACTTTAAATATCCGTTATTAATTTCAAACCATTCTAAATCTGTGTTTAAATCGTAACCAACTTCATTAATTGTAACAACTCCACCGCTAGAGTCTATGTTTAAATAATTACCTTCGTTACGTTCTTCTAGTTTAGCGGTTAACGTTTCGCTTGCTGGCTCGTAATCTATTTCTTTAACATAACCTTTAACCACTTTTCCGTTACTTGCTAAAGTTCTAATAAAACCACCTATAGAGCCGTCTTCATTAACCGTGTTTAAAGACGTTAATATTCCTAACATAGTTTCGTAATCAACAACTAATTTAAGGTCTAAAATCCTATCCGTAAGCCTTCCTTCTTCTAAATCTGCTATAACTATGTCGGCATCTTGTATAGTTAATTCCGTTTCCGTATCTAATCTAGTCTCTAAAGCTCCGTTATCCTTGAAGTAAGTGTTTTTAATAGTCTTATCTGAATGATATTTGCACGCTGTAGATAAATGATTATAGAAGTTTTTCATGTTCTCCTTAATCGTGTACTTTAAATTACTAAAGTTGTCATCTCCTAACAGGTTGTTTATTTCTGCAAAGCCCTCATTCGTTCTATTCACATAAAGCACGTTAGTATAAAAATATTCTATTTCAGTTAATGTTCCGTCTAATATGTCGGTAGAACCGCCTTCTAGTGTTATTATGTTATTTGTTATTTCTAATATTTCACGAGTTCCAGAATTAGACGTATTTGTTAGCGTCACATCCCCTCCAACGTCAACACCTAATATCGACCAATTAAAACTATTGTCATTTAATAACTGCAAGTTACCATCTGAGTTAATGTTATGCTTTAAAAGTCTTGTAAAACCACCTTTACTGTTTGGAGCTAATGAAACCACATCTAGTAAAAACATTTCGTCGTCGCTAGTTGTGGAGGTTGTCTCTTGCGCTGCTTCGTCTACTGTCTTCTGTATCTTAAACGGATCACGTATTTGTGGTAAATCTACTTTAAATTCATTCTCTACCTGTTTATTTGGCAATAACCATTGCGACTCCGTGTGTACTGCGTCAATAGTGTTTTCTTCGTCGTCGTCCTGTTCATACTTCTTATATCCAAACTCAAAAGTATTTAACGCAAACTTATCGTTAAAAGTCTCTGTGTAACTTTCGTCAGGAAAACTATTTAAAAATGCTATTTCGTTATTTGGGTAAAAGTCTAAATATTGCCCTAAATAAACATTGTCACTTAATATTTGATAACCTGCGTAAACTTCTTTTAAAGATGTCATTAAGTTTTTAAACTCTAAACTAAACGCTACATCGTCACGTCTTTTAATCATGTTACCACTGAATAACATTTGATCGTAATACTTACCGCCTAATGTAAACTTTGGAGCGACAACACCTAAACCGCTAATAGATTTAACCGTCTGCTTTATTGCGTCAATATACCTTACACCTGTGGTAACGGTGTCTATTGCTGTGGAAACTAATTCAATATCCATAGTAGCACCATTACTAATCGTAACACCTCCACTACTAGAAGGCGTTGTTGTTGGTAATGTATAAGGGTCGAAAACACTAAATATCACACTAATATAACCGCCACTAGCTAAAAAAGGTATTTCAACCTCGTAATCTTGATCTGTTATAAATATGTTATCGTCTTCTGAATAAAATAAATCTATAAATTCAAATTCACCAACATTATAACCAGAACCGTAAATAACAGATAGTCTTTTCGTAACTGGAACAATTCCACTAAAAGAACAGCTTAATGTTAAGTCTTTAATGCTTACCACTATATTAGATAAGTCATTATCAGCATTTATAAACCTTAAATTTTCTCTAGCTTCAGCGAAAAAAGTAGAAGCGTCACCTGCTCCGTTAGGGTTGTCATAAACATCATAAAAAGAGGTTAATGTGTCGTTAATTTTAGAGCTTGTTATTTGTCTAAATATTGGAAACTGAGCAGCAGATTGACTACCGAAGAAACTAGCATTATAAGAATAATCCTGAGACGTCCAGCTGCTTAGTTGCGGTATTGGCTTTGCTTTTAATAACACGCTGTAAGTTTCTACGGGATCAATATATTCCCCATCTAAATCTTCATCACTAAACACATCTACTACAACATCATCACGCCTATTTATAATCTGTCTTTGTGTATCTTGTACAACCTTGCAACTAAAATATGTTAAGTCGTCAGTATCACAACTATAAAAGTCTAGCACACCCGTAACAAACTCTAAACCATCTTTAATTATTATATATTCAACCTCAGCCTCAAAACCTTTCGATCTGTAAGCTTCAATTAAGTATTCAAAGCCTTGTGTTAAGTTGTTTATAATAGTTCCATCTGGTAACATTTGCGGATCAGTAGCTCTATCGTAAGAGCCTTTATAAAAAAACAGTGATATACTATCGTTCATAAAAGAAACATCACGCCCTAACCTGTCTTTATCTTGTGCAACTATAAAGCTGGCACCGTCGAATTTTACACTTTCAGAAACGTAAACATCACCGAAATTAGAAGGGTTTTTAAACCTTAGTAAAAAATTTATTAAATTATTATTGTATGGATTGCTCAAAATAAGATATTTTTTATTATATTTGGTGTATGCTTAAAGCTTGAGGGAGTGATTATAGTATATTTTTTTCATAGTTGATTTGTTTTTGAGGGGCGTTATTAATTTAACGTCCCTTTTTTTATCCAATAGTTTTACCCCTTCCTGTTGCTCTAGCGTTTAACATTCTTCTAGTGCTACCGCCTTGTTTGATAAGCGTGTTAAGTCCTTTCTCATCTATATTTTGTATCACTTGCGGCTGATTCTTAATGGTTTTTGATAGTTTGCTAATCTCATTACTAAAAACCTCTCTTAAATCTTCTTTAGATATACCTTTATTTGTGATATTAGGCATAATTGAGCGACTTAAAACATTTGCTAAAGGACTAATACCGTTTATAGATAATTCACTGTTTAAAGTATTCATAAAATCGTTTTCATCCTTAAATACATCTGTACCAGTTGGTAAGTTCACTAAAGTATCAGTGTTAGGTGTTTTACTTACTTTCCCGTCAGGAGTTCTTATATACTCGTGCTTTCCTCCGTCTCCTACAATCGCATTACCACCTATAAAATCCCTTACACCGTCTTTAAAAGCTGGTATAGATTGAGCTAAAACTGACGCTCCTGCTACTGCTCCACCTGCAATAACTATAGGTATTTGTGATAGCGCTACTGGCGCTAAAGGCGCTGTAACTGGATTAGACAACAACACCGCTGCTTGTGCTTTTAAAGCCGCTACAGTTTTTATTGTGTTAATTGCTATTTCTCCAACCTCAAAAGCTTGCTTAAGTAAAAACGCCTTCTTTTCTGTTTCCGCTCTTTTTTCTTGTATTTTAGCTTCCTCAATCGCTGCTTGTCTGTTTATTTCGGTTACAGCCTCTGCGTTATCCCCTTCAAAAGATACAAGCCTTTCTGTTTTGGTTGCTAATAAAGCAGATTCCTCGTCATAACCATCTAGTTGCTTTTGGAAAATAGCATCTATAGAACTAGCTAAAATATCTCTTATGTTTTGACTGATATTAGCTTCTATTCCTTGGCGCATTTCTGCGTATTTCTTATAAATCTCAGCTTTCTTCTTCTCAAACGCTCTAACGTCTTCAAGCTCTTTATCTCTTAAAGCTTGTCTAACTCCGTTAATGTCGTTTTCGTCTATTAAACCCGCTAAAGTACCCTCTCCGTTTCCTATAGTGTCAATTGCTTTTTTAGACTCTTTAGCCGATTCTGTGAGTTTGTCAAAAGAATACTGTAAGGCTTTTAGTAATTCATTGTAAATATTCCATTCAGTAGTTCCGTATGATGTAGCATCTCTTAACTCTTCTAGCTCAGATATTTGAGCGCTCATGCCTTTTATAGAATCTTCTGCAATATGGTTATACTCTTCCTTTTTACCGCTTAGTTTACCTGTTTTTTCAGCAGCTAAATCAGCGTTATCCACATAAACATTCATTAATGCGTTTATCTCTTTTTGTATATCTGCTTGTGATTTATTATGCTTGTTTATAGTGCTTAAAATACTTTCGTAATTGTTTTCTATTCTATTTCTAGCGGTTAATGTTTTGTTAGAGCTTTCAGTGTCGTAGCTTTTCTTTTTTATCCAAGCAACAGCCTGCTCTATTGTCTTTATCTCTTTATTTTGAGCCTTAGCCAACTTTAAAACTGTCTTTTCCTTAAATTCGTTAGCCTTTTGCTCAGCAACTATTAATGCGTTATATTTTTCTTGCATCATAGTCATTGACGCCTGAGCCTTAGCTTTCTGTCCTATTTTGTTTATATACTCAGACACAGCATCATTAACTAAGTCGGTGTTGTCTTTTTCTTTTAGTATTTCAGAGTTAAAGTCTGGATAACTTTTCTTTAGTTCATTTATAGCGTTTAACCTCTTTTTCTCGCTCGTTGTTACGTCTGTGATAATATTAACTAAAGCTTGAAATTTAGGTATTGATTGGCTTGCTATTTGAGCGCTTTCCTTGTTTAGTTTCTTCGTATTCTCTGCTAAGTTCTTAACCACTTGATCGCCACCTAATAGAGCAGAAGCCCAAATAACTAAATCCTTACCGTAAAGAGTTAAAAGAGTAACACCCACACTAAGAAGTGTTTGAAAACTAAATATAGATTTAGCTAATCTTCCTAATACACCTGTAGTTTGTTTTCCTTCAGCTCTAAGACCTGCTACTTCTCTTTTTGCGTTCGCTAATTCATCAAACAGCATTGGTAAGTTGTTTGAGATAGCCATGAAACCAGTCTGTATACTATTTGCAAAAGCTGGCGCTTCTCTAGCTAACTGCGTAACACTCCAACCTAAACCATCGTAAGCTTTTTTGTAATTACCTACATTTCTTTGATGTTTACCTACGTCAGCATCTACTTTTTTAAGAACTGTATCGTACTTATTAAGCTGTAGTGTTATCTGTTTTAAACTAGACAATTCCGCCCTGTCTAAATTCATTCCTAGAGCTTTTTTAGTAGCTAACTGATTGTATTCAGTAGTCAAAGCTCTGACTCTTTGCTGTACTTTATTATAAAGGCCTGCGTTTTTCTCTAACGCTAAAGCTTCTTTTTTAAGTGCGTCTGCTTGTTTCTTACTAGACCTTTCTAAGTCTTTATAATAAGAATTTAGCTTATTAACACCGTCACCTGTTTTTCCTAAGCCTTGCACATACTCAGTCATTCTTTGAGTCATGCTTTTAGAGATTGCGTTTTCTCTAGCTGTTTTTAGCTTGTTTTGTTTAGCTGTTTCGTCATCAAATGCCTTAATACGTTTATTGCGCAATATGATATCGGCTTTTTGTTGCGCTTGAAGTTGTTTCTCTGTCTTTGTTAGTTCGGCAGTAGATTTAGTAAGTTTGTCACTAACCGCAACAACATCTTTTAAGTTCTTTGCGTAGTTAGATGGTAACTTTGCAAGATCCGTGTATTTCTTTAATGGCTCATTAGCTTGATTTATTAGTTTAGCGTGTTCGCTCCAAAGTGTATTTAATTTTTGTAATACCTCTGAAGCACTTCTTATATCATTTGCCATTTTCTTTTTGTTTATTTATTACTTGTTTCTCTAACGCTAACCAATGCGCTACAACCATTTCGTTAATTGGAATTGGTCGCTCCAACCAACTCTCTGCATTTGCTACAACCTCGTAAACGTTTTTAACCTGTTCTTTGTTAATCTTTTCTTTAGGCTTATAGTTTATATTGTATTTATTCTGTAAAGCGTTGTAAAACTTTGTTAAATACTGTATATCTTCACTAACACTGCTAAAATGATTAAACTTTATACGACTATTAATAATCGAAAGACTTTCATACATTTCACGTCTTTTATTATAGATATCGTCTATGTGTAAATCCTTTTCAACACGTTTAAGCACCTTAAATGATTCAATTGCACTATTTATAGCAATTATCTTAATCTTAACCTCGTTACTCTCAAAACCCTTTTCTAGCTCTCTTTTACTTATACTATCATTCCTTAATACAAAATACTCGTCATACAATAGCGCCCATGTAGAAGATATTAGGTTTAATTCTGCTTTCTTATACTTTTTACCTTCGAAATATTCAACATCTAGCAATAAAGCGTTGTCTTTCTTTATTATATCCCAAAAAGTTAATATTTTTAGCGTGTCGAGTGATTTGTGAATTGATAGTTTTTTTCTAAACATTGTTAAGTTTTAAGTCCGTATTCTTTAATATGCGCATACTCTGAACCATTTTCAAAGTTTGGCTTTATTTGACTGTTAAAGATAGACAAAAAACTACTTTTAGTGCAAGTAAATAACGTACCATTTGTTTCTAATCTGTAAAAATAACGCTCAATACCTTTTGTGTCGTATTGTTCTTTGTATATTCTTAGTAATTCGTTTACGTCTCCTTTAAAACCTTTACCACAACTAAAGCAATTACTCATAACGACCATGCAGATTTATAATTGCCGCCAGTACCGTAAAACCTCTTAGCAGATGAGTTTATTTTATCTAACTGACCGCTAAGTACTTTTAATCTAGCATCGTTAGACTTATCTACTCTTAATTTATTAACTTCTTCAACTAATTCTATATATCTACTCATAAGTTCTATTTATCATTGTTTCAATAGCAAAGTTTAAAATCTCCTGTTCTAAATCATGCCATTCTAAATCCGTTATCCCAAACTCTTCAAATCCATACTTATTACCAATTTTATCATATTTACTATCGGTACTTAGTATTTGAAAGTCTATATTTGTAATCTTCTTAACCGTTAATCCGTCGCCTAATGATCCAGTAAGCGTTAAATCGACATGACCTCCAGCAGAAGGGTTTAAACTCATTTTATAGGCCTTATAATCCTGTCCTATTTGACTATTAGAATACTCACCAATAAAACCACCTAAAACACTTTCACCAAGTAACCAACGTTTTCTAACTAACGATAGTAGATTCGGGCTGTTTATTATTATCAGTTCCCCTATCAGTATTTCGGCTCTTTTTTGTTGGCTTTTTGCTTTTAGGTTTATCGCTTCTATATAATCCACTTTTAGTAATTTCTTTGTTAATTAATTCTAAAGCATTACGTTTGTAAACATAGTCTTTAGTCTTTAATGCGCTTTGTGTTAAAGCTTCTCTTGTAGGTAATGAGTCTTTATTAATACTTACGCCACATATTTTAATTGAGTTCATATTATTGTATTAAAAAAGCCTTTGCCAATCAAGACAAAGGCTTTAAATTATTAATTAATTATTAGTTATACTGTAACTGTGTTAGAGATACCTTTATATAAAGCACCTTCTGCGTCTTCAATCACTGAATAAGTACCATCATTTAACTGAATCTGTACTGTGTCAGTTGCTACTAATGCTGTGTCAGTTGTAAACTCATACTTAGAAGTCGATACATTATAAGATACCGCACTAATAACTGTTGCACTAGCTTGAGTCCCTAATAAAGCAAAGTTTGTTAATTCGTCTAATCCTACAATACTATCACCTCTATTACACCCAGAAGTAATTGAAGCTGTAAAAGTAGATCCTGCTGTAATTGCGTCAACAACTATAGAAGTCTCAACAACACCCTCAACGCTTCCGATATCACCCGCAACATCAAAAGGAATAAACACATTGTCAGTGTTCCATTCGATTGCGCTTAGTAATTGAATTTTAGCTGTAGACATTTCTAAGTCAGTACCTTGTAATAACTTGTAAGACTCAACGCTAAACATACCACCGTCAAAACCTTTTAACTTGGTTGCTCCTGAGTTTGTAGCTAATAATATACCGCTTTCAAACATTAAGCCGAAATCCCAACGTGCCTGACCTCTTTTGTTAAATAATGCTTTATGAAAGCATGATCCTTTAGTAAACATAAAAGAAAACTGAGGCTTTCCAGCTCTAACTTCTTGAATTATACCCGTTGAACTTGTGTTAGTTTCGTTTTCTGGTGTATCTTGACCGAAGTCATACATACCGTTTAAAGGGAAGGCTTTTAAGCTCTTGACTTCAGCAGTAAACTCTGCTACATCAAAGTCAACGCTTCCGTCAGTAATAGCCTTAAACCATCCTTTACTGAAATTTACTAATCCTTTTAAATCTCCTAATGTAGACTTGTCACAGTTTCTTACTGCCGTTCCTGTCGCATCCGCGTTACAGTCTCCTTGGTTAAATATTTCTATTGCCATTTTTTAAATACATTTTGTGTTAATTCTAAAATCTAATTCTATTACCCTACCGTCTACCCAGTCTAAAGTGATTGATTCGTCAGTATTGTTTGTTTTCGCAAAGTCCTGCCCTGTGCGTGTTCCATCGGAAGTAACCCCGTAATTTGGCTCGTCTTTAATATTGTATCTTCTGTTCCTGTCCCCTAATACTTGTAATCCATAAGGCTTACTTACTAATAAGCTTCTAACACTCTCCCAAACGGGCTCTATAACTGCATCGTAAGTCTTTTTTGACTTCACGTGGTTAAACCAAGGATATTGCGCCATATCTTTAAAGCTGAATAGTATTATAAACCTACTTTT